CTTTTATCCATATAACGCATATCTCTTGTTATTTTTTCACAATCTTTTTTATTTTTATTTTTTCTATAAATTCTTAAGATATTGAACCTTGCTTTTTTTGCAATTGCTGCTTTCTTTCTTGTTCTTTTTTTATATTTCATTTCATAACGCACTCCTTCATTTATAGCAAGAATTCTTTTATTATGTCTATCTTTTAATTTATAATGATGTTTCTTATTTTTTTTTGATATTTTTCTTAATTTTGGTAATAATCTTCTTGATTTTTTCATTATAATATATTATAATATTATAATTAAATTATCTGGATTTCAAAATAAATATCCCCCCTGCATTCTTGAGAAAACATATTTTTTTTATCTATTTGTAAAATCCCATTATTTTTTTTACAAATAATCTGTTTATCATTTGTTATTTTTAACTCATCACTTTTTATAATTATCTTTTTCTCTCCACAACTCCATTCATAAAGTTTATTTTCCCAGAGTTCTTTCATTGTTATCTCCAAACATACAAACATATTATTATTATCATCTATCCAAACTCCTTCTAGTAATTCTGGTTCACACTTCACTATAAGATCTTGTTCATGGAGAGAAAAATACAATTCATGATGAACCTGCCAAAGAGGTATATAAAACTCCTTACTATCTATTTCCAATTTATAAATATTATCATGAAGTAGATCTTCTATCGTAGGGTTAAGTATTACTATGTTATCATCCTTCATTTTTACCTTCAAAATATTTCTATATTGTAAAAGTAATTCATCACTTACTCCCAAAATCGACTGAAATTTATAAACTATATTATAAACTTGATTGGCTTTTTCCTTACTTAATCGTTCAAATATGCTGACTGATATCTTATCATAATTATTAATAATACCATCTATTGTTGTGTTTAAAAAAAGTTCATCCCAATCACTCTCTGGAGAGAAATGTTGTATAAAACTCTTAAAAATATCCGAGTAACTAATATTTTCATTATTTTGATTATAATTTGAATTCCCTGATGATAAAAACTCATAAGCCATTTTTATTTCCTTAAATTTCTCTCCCGAGTTTTCTTCATCTTTATACTTATCTGGATGATATTTTAATGCCATTTTATAATATGCTTTTTTTAGACCCTCTTGAGTATGTTTTTCAGATATATTTAATATCTTACATGCCTTCGTGCAATCCATGTATTACTATACATAAATAACACACACAACTTTTTAAGTGAAAACTTGTAAATTGATTAAATATTTATAACTCCCTCTCAAATCTGGCTTTAGAAGTAATCATTTGATTTATATAAGTCCCTTTCAAATTTTTCATTTTATTTTCAACATAATCCGCTTGAGCATTATAATAATTTTTATCAGTAATACATAATTTATTATTATTAATATCCTCGGCAACTTTAACCAAATTAATAAAATTTTTTAGGACAAAGACATGATTTTCTTGAACACTTCTATAAAGGGACGTTTCTTGACCCTTATTATTTAATGGTCGAATATTATCATTATTTTTACAATATTTCATAAAATCATTAATCGTGTGAAATATTGCTATTTTTTCTTCTGATAGGAACTCGAATGATGGGTCAATATATAATATATCATTTAGTTTTATAGTCATATGTATATCGAAACACAAAGCATTGTCCGTGTCGCGTCGAGTTATATAAATTGTTGGTTTGATCTTACACATTACACCCATACCATAAAGTGCATCGCGGTAATATTGAACGTTTGTCATACACTTACTCTTAATATTATGCTTTTTTTGATATTTTAACATACTTTCTAAAATTTTTGCCATAATAAATTCTCTATTATATGTTGTATTACGGAGGTCCAAAACAGCAGCCATAATAAAATAGTTATAATAACTATATACTATAATTATTCAATTTTTAATTGTCATCATATAAAGTATTTAAAAAATGAGGCATAAATTATGGTCCGTAAATAACCAATATTATAAATCATGTATTACTATACATAAATAAGATACAAAACTCTCTAAGTGATAAATAGGTCTATAATTATTATTATATAGTTTCAGAAATTTATGCATCTTGACAAATATTTTTTCCGTTTTATCCTTAGTTATATAACCCCTTTCAACCAATGTATTGACCATTATGTATATACATTCATACAGATCCAGATTATAAGTAAAAATATTATATAATTTTTCTCTCAAAACAAGATAATCTATTTTTTCATAATTAATAATATCTTCTACAATTTTTAAAGATAAATATATATTTTTATTATCTAAATCAGTTATTCCAGATTGAATATTTTTTATATTTGTTATTTTATTTATATCTTCTATCGGATGATTGCTTATAAATCTTCCATAAATACTTTTGGAACATTTTTTTACAGGAATAATCAAAGTCTTATCTAAAATACTATTTGGTATAAACGATACATGTTCAGTTAATATTAAAAATACAACATTTAAATTTTTATGCTGTAAACTTTCCATATAACTATAAAAAATTTCTAATAATTCATGATGAATATAATTAAAATTTTTACATAAAATAATTCCACCGTCATTTGTTCTAGTAGATAATATATCCAATATATGATAATATATCTCATTAAATAAAACTTTTGCATTGCATCCTAATAATTGCATATCTATTTCAAAATGTATATCACTTACCTTAAATTTATAATGTTTTTTATTATGTGTAAAATTTAATTTTCTTTCAAAACGTAAATTACTAGGACTAAATCTTTTTATAAAATTCAATGCTTGGGTATATTTACCAACCCCTGAAGGACCATACATTATTAAATTAGGCTGTTCCTTTAAATTATCTGAAAAATATTCTGTAACCTGCTCTAATTCTTTATGTATATTTTTTTTTTTACATTCTATTATATAATCTTCAAATCTCGCAGAAAAGTGCTTCATATAGTATACTATTTTTTACAGTTATTAAATACTTAAATACTTAAATATTTAAATATTTAAATAACAGATGGACCAAAAATTAAATAAATTTAATTTAATTATAGATCAAAAAAAAAATAAATACAAAAACGTATGTTTGTTGTGGAAAAACTATATTAAAATAAAAAGATTGAGATTTGAAACTCAATTAAATACGGCTATAGACAAGTTAGAAAATATAGATAATGTTATTAATGATGATATATCAATAGACAATTTACTTTTATTAATTATACTCATGCAAGAGAACCCATTGGATCCCATATAGGAAAAGATTTAATTACATCTCCACTCCATACATTTAACTCATCAGCACTAATATATTTTTTTGGTATTATTAATTGATATGTATATTGTTTAAACCAATTATTACTACAAATCAAATTTCCAGAATATGGTCCGGTAGTACCCCAACTATTTTCTATTTTCCAATAATTTATCGAACCATATTGATCAGTATTGTACCCAACATATACCATTGCATGCGTCATTAAACTTTCGCAAAACTCTATTCTTTCTTTTTTATTCATACTATCATCAAGATCCAAGTAATTTACATAATCAAATACATTTTGATCAAGAACTGCTTTTTTAGAATGTAGAAATTGACCAACATCGCTACCGAACCATACTGGAATATTATCATCAATGCACATTTTACTTAAATTACACATTCTATCTATAGGTACATTTAAATACTTGACTTTGTCACCATTCTCAACATTTCCCAAATGTTCAACACCATATAATTTATTATATTCATTGCGAGGATCATGTGTTAACGAAACATATTGTGAAAGATCTATATTACAAAACTTATTCATAAATGATAAAGGAGTACCATTGAATATTTCTACATTTTTTTCATTTTTATAATTCCATATAATTTCAACAGGGGGTTCCCCAAAAAATTTAATTAATATTTCATATGTTTTTTGTAATATATTTTGTCTATTATAATGTTTAAAATTTGTATATATATCTTTAACAGCAGTTCTAAATATTCTAGATAGAACCATATTTACACCAGTTGAATTACTGCTATGTGTACTTTCAGGATAAACTTCCTGAGGGACCAAGCCATACTTATTTACTATATTTGTAAACATGACCCATTGTCCACCATCACCAAATGGTTCTTTCAATATGTGCTGGACAACTCTTGAATTGTATTCTACTTGAGGTGTTTGATTTTTAAAATCCTCTATCAACTTAAGATTGTAATTCATCCTTTCAAGTTTATCATAAAAAAATATATAACTTTGCGAAAATTCAAATGATTCCGGTAGTTTTTTCTCAGTAATAACACGTCTTCTTATCATATTTAAAGCCGCAAAAATCCAACATCTACCACTAGATTTTTGATTTGAACATGGCGTTTTTGGTGTAACTTCTTTTGTTAGAATCTTAGGAACATGTGTTACCATTCTAGGCGTACTTACACTAGATAGAAGATTGTTATGCAGAGAATAATTTTTATTTGTAGGATTCTTAAAATGAATATCCATATATTATAATAATTATAATACCCCTTTATATGGATATGATTTATTACATATATAAATTTTATAGTAGATAAAATTTATATTTAACGTTAAAACTTAAGAATAACATATAATATAAATATAGAATTATGTCACTGTTTTTATCATCAGATATAACTACAATAAATACGAATAATATTATATGTTATGACAAAATAAAAAATAATATAATGAATAACAGTTATTTTTATAAACTAATATATAGCGACGAGTTATGCTCTTTTAATGGAATTTTTTTTACATTTAAATTAAATAATATTTATATTGAAAAATATTTTAATAAATTAAAATGCACTATTTCTTCAGATAATAATAATATATCTATAATTAAACAAATTTCACTTATAGAACAAAAAATACTTAATAAATTTTCTGATAATTATTCTAATTTTAAATTTAATTATAGAATTAAAGAACAAATGAAAAATATGAATATTAAATTACAAAATCCAAACATTAACAAATATACAACATATAAAAATGTAACTTTTCTTATAAAAATTTCAGGAATTTGGTCTAGCACTGATAAAAAAGAAGCAGGATTAACATTCAAATTTTTTATCATCAATAATAATAAATAATTTAACCATCGACCTTAAGAAAATTTAATATTACAAATAATTGACCAATACACCAACTAGTTAAAATGCCTACTAAAATAAATCCCGGTAATGTTGCAGAAGATATTGGCGTACCATCTGGGAATATAACTCTATATAAATGATTACGATACATAAACATTTGAATAATTATACCGAATGCTGTAGCACCATTAAATATATCTAACATTTGTGGTCTATCTTCACTAGATGTCGTATACATATATAATGCATTTTCTTTCATAATATAAATCATAATTGCTAATTGAATACCTATTAAAATTCCCGGCAAACATTTTGTAATAACAAACATAACTATACTTAAAAATTTCTTAATAAAACTATCACCGTGCATTCTAACAACTCCTATTGAAATCATCAAAAACAAAGAAAATATGACAGAACCTAGCATTAAACTATAACATAAAACTTCACTATACATATGTCTAACCAAAAAAGTAGATATAAAAAACCAAATAAATCCCATCAAACTTATACAAAAAATAAAATTTAAAAATAATTTATTTCCAATATGTTTGTATGCACTCTTTTTAAAATTAGGATCTTGAACTTCTGATTGTTCACCACCGCCTTTCATTCTTTTTTTCCCCATCTTATATAGTATTCCTAAAATAATTTATTATAATATGCTAATATGATAATAAATATGTTATAAACTTGATAATACATATATTAAAACTATTTAAAATAAATAAGTAATTTTATTACATAATATGGGTTGTTTCTCTAGTAAAAAACTTGCAAAAATTCATAATGTTGGATTTGATTTAATGGATGCTGATGGTGATCATAAAGTATCTAAAGATGAAATAGATATTGTCGCTCAATATCTTCATCATTTTGCTGTATTGCAAAGCAAAGCACGGCATACTAATTTAGTTGATACCAAACCAATTGATTATTTATATCAAGTTGTAGACAAAAAAGTTGGTACTAAACTTAAAAGACGAGATTTCAATACATTTGCATATATTATTCCTGCTGAAAGATGGCAAACAGAATTATTACCTGCACTACGGCGTAATGAGATTAGCAGATTACAAAGGGGCGTTTAAAACTTTTTTTTTCCTTTACTAAATTTTTTAGGTTTAAATTCTATTGCCCACGTTTTTAAATCTTCTATAGAATCAAATTGGTTCATAAAGTCATCTATGTTTTGATTACCTAATCCTGCAAATTTTGGCTTTTTCATTTTCTTCGTTTTATAGAACACATAGTTCCCAAACTTACCTTTTCTTATTGATAATTCATCATCTACTTCTTTAATAATACTTTGATTTCTAGTATTACTACCATTTTTAATAAATTTTATTACATCTTCAAGTGTGATTTCACTTTCATCTTTTTGTAAAGATTTAAGTGAAATGTTTTTACCCTTAAATGTCGTATACATACCATATTTACCATTTTTCAATACAACCTCTTCTCCTTCATGCTCTCCTAAAATATTTTTTTTATATGTATTTTCTTCTACGATCTCTTCTAGTTTATACTCGCCATTTTTAAGTTTTTCTATATTCAAATCCTTTTTTACAGATTTAAAAACTACTTTATCATCTTCCAATGTTTGTTTAATAACAGGACCATACTTACCAATCATATATGTATGTTTATCATCTATTTTATATTCTTGTTTATCTGTTCCTTTTATTTTAGATTTACATTCTTGTATTTGTGAATCGCAATCACGACATAACTCATGCCATACTTTATTACCCTCTTTAATTTTATCCAAATTATCTTCCATATGTTTTGTATAATCATACCCAAACAAATCTTCAAAATGCTTCATCAAAAACTCCATCACAATTTTACCCGTTTCTTGAATCACTAATTTATTTTTTTCATTTCCAAAAACCCTATCATTTTCTATTTCAGTCAATTCTTCTTCAACTAATTCAAAGTCAATACATCGAATCTTTTTTCCTTCGACATTTTGTTTCAATACATAACCACGTTCTTGTATTTTAGATATAAGACTAGAGTATGTAGAAGGTCT